ACACTCTCCAGGAAACCCGGGGCGGTTCACAAAGGCTCATTTTGTGATGTTGTCAGTATTTCAATTCGTGGATCTCTTCTTCGTATGACTGGCAATCCTTCTCGTTGGGGAAGGGTTGATAATTTGTTTGGATTAACAAGCGTAGATGCTTGTGTTTGTGTTTTTAACTCAATTCTTTTGGATTTGGGTTTACCATTATTTACTAAGTGCACTAGAATTTTTCCTTCTCAAACCAAAGAGAATGAGCGTGTTCATTTGATATCTGATGGTGCGATAATAAAAGAACTTCATATTACTACTAACAAATCTGTTGGTAAGGGAAATGAAGATGATTATATATCTGCATTATCTACTCAGCCTTACCGTAATAGTTTGCCTCGTTTGCATTCTAATGGTAAATCTGTTGATTGGCTTTCTAAAAAAGGTAATGTAAACCTTATCTATCCGTGTGTTTATAATAAAGCTTCTGAATTAGAGCTTCATAGCCTCACAAAAATTAAAAACAAGTTTGGTAGTGATTCTTCTGAATATAAATATTTATTGAATGTTATTGATTATTGTCGTGAATCTGGCATTGTGCGTTTTGAACAAAAATTAAAGTCTAGATTTTTACAGCGTAAAGGTTTGTGTTATTGGGGACTTTCTGATTATTCTTCCTTAAAGCTTTTACAGGATGAATTTGTAGAAATTGATAAAAAGATTTCGGTGACATCTATGGATTTTGAAACTATTAGTGAACATTTAATCTCTCAGGGTGTTGTTGACTCTTTGCGTTCTGCTAACACAACAGCAATGTACGCTATTCAATGGATGCATGGTCATTCTTTTGATTTAAATAAAAAACAGGTTCAAACTCATCGCGCTCGTTTGCGTAAAATTGGTATTGATATAGCTCAGAAATGTAATATTTCTAAGTTTAGTCCTGTTGTTGTAAAACACACCAGAGAAATAACTGTTTCGGATTGTGTTATTCCTTCCTGGTATATAAAGTCATCTCATTTACGTGTAGCTTAACATTAGGTGTATTATGATTAAGATTGAAATTAAACCTTCGCAAGCTGTTGCAGATACTCGTAGTGGTGTTTCTAAGAGCACTGGTAAACCATATACTATATCTGAGCAGTCTGGTTATATTTTTCTTGGTGGGGATTATCCTCAGTTATTTAAAATACCTCTCGAACAAGGCCAGGCTCCATATGCGGCTGGTTTATATGAGTTGCATCCATCCAGTATTTTTGTTGGCGATTTTCAAAAATTACGTGTTGGTAGAATTATTTTAACTCCTATTGCAGGGAAGTGATTTGTTATGGAATCTCGTGAAAATGTTATTCTTGGCTCGATTTGTGATGCTAAATCAGGTGGTGATTGCAAAGAAATTAAACTTACTTTTTCTGAGATTCCATACCCGCAACACTCTGCTGATGTTGATTACTCCTCTTTGGCGAACAGTTGGGGTGTTGCGTTTTCATCTGTAGTATTTCTTTATCTATTTAGTTTATCCATTGCTCAAGTCATTAGACTTGTAAAAAATGCTTAGGGAGATTTTATGAAATCTAAATTATTGTTACCTGTTTTGCTTCTTTCTTCTTCTGCTGTTTTTGCTGAGTCTCCGTCGCCTTCTACCTCAGTTGACTTGAGTCAGTTAACTAACAGCGTTAATTTCCAGGGGGTTATTACCGCTATTATGGCTGTGGCAGCTTCTCTCGTTGCTTTATATGCTGCTTATGCTGGGGTTCGTTGGGTTTTACGTATGGTCAAATCATCTTGATTTTATGGGAAGGGAGGGTGAAAGCCCTCCTTATATTATGATTAGTTTATATGACCTTTGGTGTGTTGTTGCATTTTTATGGGGATTGCTATGCGCTTGGGCTGTAATTCAAGGTTTTCGGGGGTAACAATAATTTTTTTATATATATTTATTACCCTTTATCCATTTTATTCATATGCTTTTTTACCTTTGCTTGCTGCCCGTTCTGTTCTGTCTACTGTTGTTAGTCGAGTTGTTGTTAATCGTGCTATGCAAAGTGCTGCTAACGATGCAGTATATTTGACTCTTGTAAATAATACCCGGCGCTCTGTAACTTCATCTATTATGAAAAAGGCGTCTTCTATATCGTCCAGCTCTTTTTATAGAGGGGCAGGTGGGGCTCTTACTTGGGCTGGCGTTGGTTATACTTCAGGAACTATTAGTGCAAATTATTTTTCTGGAGATGATTATGTTGTTGCTACTTCTGGAAAACCTGATGGTAATGGAAAATATATTGTTACTGTAAATGGTATCGATTATGTAGCTGACTTTCTTCCTTCTGAAAGCTCGCCATTTATAGCTCTTGTTGGTAGTGATGTGTCTCAGGGGGCGACTATTGTTGAACAGAATAAAGTAACTTCTGAAATGGGGCCTTATTTTTATTATATAACTTCATCAAAAATAGCTTATGGTAGTTCTTCTTCTGTTGCTCAGGCTGTTCTTGCTGCCAAGGATTTTAGTGCTTCTTGTAAGGGGCGTGATAGCTGTACAGCCACTGCATCAATTAAATCCATTACAACATCCAGTCCTGTATCTGCTGCTTTAGTTGTCTATGATTTAGATGTTACTTTTAAAAATAGCAAAGGAGAAATGACAACCATTACAACACAACATAAATTTCAACTTAGTTTTAATTCTGATTATGTTCCTAAAGAAGAAAGCCCTACCGATTATAAAGTGGCTTCTGATAAGGATGGTTTTTCAGCACTCGAAAAATTAAAAGATGTTTCTTTATCTTTGGATGAAGTTGCTTCTTTTATTAATCAGTTATTGTTAGATGCATCATCTCAGCCTGGTTATGATGGAATTCCTTTTTCTCCTTCAAATCCTGTTACTGGTTCTGAGATTTCAAAAGTATATCCTGATGCGAATAAACTCAATAAATTTGATTGGTTGTATCCATCACAAAATGGTGTTAATGGCGATATCAATATAAATGTTGATAATTCATCATCTAACCCTGATAGCAAACCTGACATACCTTCTGATGGCGTTATCAATGTTGATTTAGGCGATTATCCTGAACCAACAGAACCTGATATTTCCAATGTTCCTTCTGCATCTGAAATACTTCAGCCTATCGTTGATTTGTTTCCTTTTTTGAAGGGCTTTGATATTTCTAAATCTATGAGAGCATCAGTCTCTTGCCCAACTGCGTCTTTTGAGTTGTTTGATAAGACTTATCATGTTGATACTCAATGTGTTTTATTTGAGCAGAACAGGGTGTTAATTCAGCTTGTATCTTCTATTGTTTGGGCGTTTATATCTCTTAGAATCATTTTGTCTGCGTGAGTTTTAATATGATGATTGCTTTTACTGGCTTGTTCTCTGTATTGTTATCTTCGCTATTTTCTTTGTTTAAGTTTTTGTTAAGAGGGGTTGTATTTAAGTTTATATTATTTTGGGGATTATATTTCGTTGTTCATGAATTTATTGCTGTGGTTTCTTCATGGTTACCTCAATCTAGCGACCTTGAGCAATTATTTTCTATGCTACCTGATTCTGCTTGGTATTTTTTAGATTTGTTTCAGGTTTCTTATGGGTTATCTGTTGTAATTAGTGCTTTATTGGTCCGTTTTTTTATTCGTCGAGTTCCTTTTGTTGGGTGATTTATGGCTATTTCAGCGTATGTTGGTGTTCCTGGCAGCGGTAAAACGTATGAGGTTGTTTGCAATGTTATAATTCCGGCTGTTAGTTCTGGTAGAAGAGTTGTTACTAATATCTATGGTTTGAATGCTGATAAAATTTATGACTATTGTGTTTCTCATAAAAAAACCTCTAAAGATGGCTTAGGAGAGGTTATTTTAGTTAGTAATTCTGATGTTCAGGATGAAAAATTTTTTCCTTATAAATTAGATGATGGTTTGTCTGATGATTCCTTTTGCAAGCCCGGTGATTTGATTTGTGTTGATGAAGTTTGGCGTATATGGGATAACGATAAATCAATTCCTGCATTTCATCGTTCTTTTATTGCTGAGCATCGTCATTTTAATGATGAATCTACAGGTATTTCATGTGATTTAGTTGTTATTAATCAATCTGTTTCTAATTTACCTCGTTTTATTAAAGACAGAGTTGAAACGACTTATCGCATGAGTAAATTAGTTGCACTTGGCCTTAGAAATCGTTATCGCGTTGATGTTTTTACTGGTGTTAAGTTATTTAAAACTAATTTGGCCTCCAGTTATCAATGCAAATATAGCCCTTTAATTTTCCCTTTATATAAATCCCATGAAAACGGGCAGGGGACTGAACTTGTTGTTGATAAGCGTCAAAATGCGCTTTCATCTAAAAAAATTATTATCGTATCTATTTTGTTGTTTATATCATTTTGTTTTTCTATTTATTATCTATATCATTTTTTCTCTGGCTTTACTGATGGCAATCAAATAAAAAATAGTACATCCGTTGAGGCTTCTTATGATAGTTATAGTGTATCTTCTGATTCTTCTTCCTCTTCTGCTGCTTCCTCTTTATCGACTTCTGTTCCGGTTTCAGCCCCGCCTCGGTCAAAAACTTGGCGAATTGCTGGACGAATCAACACAGGAAGTGGCGATTTTTATATATTATCTAATAGTGTTGGTGACATTCGTTTTGAGCCTTCTTCTCGATTCAATTTTAGTGGAACATTAACTTCTGCTGTTATCGATGGTGAGTTTATTTCTCGTTACACTGGTGAATGATATGCGTAAGTATCTGTTTCTATTTGCTTTGTTGTTTTGTGCTAATTCTTTTGCTGGTAAGGTTTTATTTGAACTCGACAGGGTTAAATTACCAACTGCTATCAACATGATTTATTTAGATTTATTTAATAAGCCTTACATGCTTTCTCCTGAGCTTGTGTCTGATGACAGACTTGTCTCTTTTAGAATCACTGACAATATTGATTCATATGAATTTGTTCGTCGTTATCTTAATAATATGAATATTAGAATATCAACAAAGGGTGGGGTTGATTACCTGTCATCTTTTATTCCTGATAAACCCAAAGAGCCTGTTTTTGATTTTGTTTACACACCTAAATATCGTTCTGTTTCTTATTTATCTGATATTTTAAGAGGTAAATTTTCAGGGCGCTTTGGTTCTTCTGGTGATATTGGTGATTCATCTCAGCTTTCTGCTGGTCAAGCCAGCTTTGGTTCTGCAAGTGATTTTATGAATCGTTCTGGTGATGTTCTTGTATATTTTGGTTCTAAATCTGATATTGCAAAAATTAATAAGATACTTCCTCTTATAGATGTGCCTGTTTCTGAGGCTTTAGTTTATGGTTATGTTTTTGAAGTGCAGTCTTCTGAAAAAAACGGTTCTGGATTGGCGCTTGCTGCAAAACTTCTTTCCGGGAAAGTTAATATTGGCATTGGTGCCTCTCAAACCTTTGATAATTTTATAAAAATCAATACTGGATCTCTTGATGCGCTGTATGAGCTATTCAAAACAGATAGTCGTTTTCATGTTGTTAGTTCTCCTCGTTTGCGTGTGCGCAGCGGCTCCAGTGCTTCATTTAGCGTCGGTTCTGATGTGCCTGTTTTGGGGCAGGTTACTTATCAGGGTGAAAGACCGGTTCAGTCTGTTGAGTATCGTTCAAGTGGTGTGATTTTTAATGTTTTGCCATATATTCGCCAGAATTCTATCGATATTGCTATCAGGCAGGAGTTATCTAACTTTGTTAAAACTGATACAGGCGTTAATAACAGTCCCACGTTAATTAAACGTGGTGTTACTACAGATGTTTCAGTTTCTGATGGAGATATTATTTTATTGGGCGGACTTGCTGAAACTAAAGATAGTGATGCTGAAACAGGATTTTCGTTTCTTCCTGGCTTTCTTTCTTCCTCATCAACTGAAAAAACAAAATCGGATATTGTTGTAATCCTTCAGGTTAAGAAAGTATCAGGCTGA